TCAGCATTTCCACTATACAATTCAATTGTTTCATTTTTAGCATTTGAAACTAGTGGTTGAATCTCGTTCATCAATTTTTCAATTTCATCTAATGAAGCTATACGCATTTTTTGAACATCGTTCATTTCGTTTAGCATTTCATCTTCCCAAAGTTTTTTCTTGTCGTATGACTTTGGTTTAATATCTGGAACTGGTTTAAATCCCAGTTTATAATAGTATATATTTTTAGTTCCTTTAGCATTTGTTTTAGAAGCAAATGCTGCCGGAGTAGCATAATTCATTCCTTGCCCAGCAGAAAATGAAGCACCACCAGCATTGGTAGCACTCATTTCTTTGAGTTTTTTACGAATTATTTCTTTAATATTATCCATTTACAGTTTCCAATTCATTGATTAAGTCATAGTACTGTAACAAGTCAACTAAATCGTTATCAGTTATTCTAGCATTTTTAGCTGGTGGAGCAATAACTGTGATAATTTCGTTGATTTTAATTTTAGTGGCTTGGTTTTTAGTTTTTTTATTTAACATAACCAATTCACTCTTAATTTCTGTTACCTTATTGGTATAAAATTCTCTTAAACGAGGTGTATTATCAATAGAGGTAATATACTCTTTTAATATTGATTTTTGTTTTGGATGTAATGTATCGTATTTCTCGTTAAAGTTTTCCAATACCATTTTATAAGCTAATAAACGTACATCTTTATCAGCATTTTCAAACTCAGACATTACTTCGTCACGAACTTTACCTTCAGTAATTTTAGCTGCAGTTAAATGCTCTAAAATGGTTACTTTATTGTTAATTGCTTGTTCGGGATCTACTGCTTCTGGTGTGTTTGTAATTTCTAATAAGGTATAGAAAGCAGCATACATTTTATAATTAGGAAGTTTGTGATTGAAAAACTCGTTAATGTTGTAGTGTTTTTGAATTTCACTAATCAAATTATATTTTTGACGTTTAATTGCTCCTCTATTTAATGTTTTAGATGAATCAACTAATGTGCTAACTACAACGTTTGCTTTTCCTTCAGTTAGAGACGTTTTTTTTAACAAAGTTTCATATAACTTGTACTCACGACCTAATTCCGACTTAACGAAATATTTTTTAAGTATATCTTTTGCCGGTGAATCCTTACCATCTAGTGTATCAGTGGTAATTTGGCGAACCAATAATTCAAAAAGGATACCAGTATTTTTATACTTTGAATGTTTGATTTGCATTCTAATATTATTTTATTTATAAATATGTGGAATTTTCTTACTCTCGTATTTGTGATTCATCTAATAGTGAATTTCCTCGAATATCTGATTCAAAAATCATTTGCTTGTTTTGATTTTTTATATCATTAAACATTTTAGCATTACGATTTCTTTTGTTTTTGGTTTCAAGTGCTAATGGACTTCCACCTTTATATTGTGGTCTAATTGAATCTGATTCATCCCCATCTTTTTTAACACCATCTGAACCAAGCCTATCTTTTCCAAATGCATTGTCTTGAGTGTTTCTATCAGTTACTTTTTCAGATGGACGACCTAAATCAGCATCTTCGTCATATCCTAAAGGTACATTAGTTGCTTCATATCTACCTCTACCATATAGAGCTGCTAAATCGTGTGGCGTACCGTATGATTTTCCTGTTTCCAATGGATCGTTACCTTCGTTTTCAATTTGTGCAAGACGGAATTTACGTTTAGCATCTTGGATAATCAAGTCTCTATATTCATCGTATTGATCTTCACTTAAATGGAATACATTTTCATATATCCAATCACTAGGCATCAATTTGTTTTCTATCATTGAATTAGCTAATTCAACCTTTTCTTTCATTAATGCTATTCTTTCTTGATCATAGATGATTGATGGAGTAGTTAATGACAGTTCAAAATTTGTCATGCTTTCGTCATGGTAACCTTGAGCGTATAAGTGAACTAAAGCAATTTTATTCAACTCAGATACTACAATACGTTGGATACGTTCAATTGTGCGTGCAAAACGAATATCTTCAGCGGCTAAAGTTGCTTTACCTGTTAAATCTTTTTCATAACCCATAAATGCTTTAGGAACTTTAAGGGCAGCAAATAATTTATCTCTTAAATAGGTAACGTCTTCAATACCTTGCCATTGTAAACCTGCTAAATTATCAATTTTGGTTGCTTGATCATTACCACGTACTGGGATGTAGAAATCTTCAAGTAGGTTTTGCATATTATACTTCAAGTTATAATCACCAGTTTGTTGATCAATATATGGAGTACGTTTCATTTTAGAAATCGTTTTTTGCATAAAATTTTCTACTTCAGTAGGTGCAATATTTCCAACGTTGATGTAAAATATACGTTTTTCAGGCGCACGAACAATACGATGAATTAGCATTGCATCCTCCATCATAGTGTATTGTTTAAACAACTTACGAGCAGGCTCTAAATATGATCTACCATAAGGTAAAAAGTTAGTATCCGTCAATAAACGAAAATGTGACATTTCGTAGTTGTCAAAGAAAATAGCATTTGCTTGGTTACCTGAATTTGGAACGTTGTAATACCCATAGTCTGAGGGGGATGAAATACCGTCTGGGTCAAATCTAAAGCGTGTTGAATTTGGATGGTCTTTATCATATCCATCTTGTCTTTCAATATGGAATGCGTTGTAAGGGATTACGTTATATACACCAAATTTTTCAGCAATTTCTAATTTTAAGAAAAAATCACCATATTTCAACATATTACGAATCCAAGGCCATAGATTAAATTCTACATTTAATACATCGTAAAATAAATTATATAGGATTTTTTGTACGTCTTCATCTGAACTACGAATTTGCAACACTTCACCCATATCATTACGTAAAGTGCTTTCGTCAGCTAAGATGTCTAGAGCAGAGGCGATAATAGCATCTGTATCCATTGAGTCATATTCAGAATAAAGTGTAGGACGTAATGTTTGATAGTTAAAACTGCTTTGGTATCCATAAATTGAGGTGTTTGAGTTAGTATAAATTCGATTAAATCTGTCTACAAGTGCATTGGTTTCGTATTCACCTGAAACTTGTATTTTGTTAATATCAAATACTTTCAATTGGTTATCTCCTTCATTTCGGATAATAACGTCTGTTGAAAATAATCGTCTTAATCTGCTAAATAATCCTGTATCTGCCATGTTTTGTTTTTATAAAAGCCAAGAAATATCTTCTTGACCATTTGAATAAGGGTTGTCTATTTTAAATGGATTTTTATTATACTTGTCAGCATAATTTGGTCCATTGGAATAACCTCCAGCATATGATGTACGGGAATTTCCTATACCGTTCAACATACTTTTGGTCATTTCCATATTATTTGTTCTAAGTTTAAAAGCGGTTTCGCGTAAGTAACACCCAATACAAAATGCCATTACTAAATCATCATTGTATCCTCCTTGAGCTTCTGCTCTACCGTTTCTCCATATAAATACTTTCATTTCCTCTAATAGACGCACAGAATGAAAAACAACTCCTTTATCCATAACAGCTTCTTGAAATTTACCAATTGCTATTGGACGAGTTGTATTTGACATGGTAAAACCAGGTGTCATTTTACTGTGATCCATATAGGGATCAAAGAAATTGTCTACATTATTTGTTCCACCTTTTGGTGAATAGTAGAAATTTTGATATCCTCTATCTAAAATCGTTTGTACTGTTGACCAACCTACACTTTGATTTTCGACTGCAAGTAAGGCATTGTTATATTCTGTAGCAATACTTACTAGCAAATGTCCATAATCTTTTGTATTGATTTGGCCCTTATATTCACCTACCTGAGTGAATGTTTCAACATCAAAAATGTGAAACGCAGAAGAATCCTTACCATCGCCACGAGCTACATCAGCTACGATCAAATAGTTCCTAGAATAATTTGCTGGTTCCCAAATCCATAGATTTTGGTCAACTCCACGTTTTTCAAGAGGATCTTTCACGTGAAATTGTTCGTAAAAAGTAATATCTTCTGGGGTAAATACTGTATCTCCAGATGTTGTAAAGTCACAGTCACATTCTTGTGCTGCCATTCGAACACCTAAATCTGCATCTTGTTGGTCTCTCCAAGATTGATCTCGTTCAGGATGTACTTCCCAAGGTAATCTAATAGGTAAAAAACTATTATCACCCATTTCTGCAGCAACCCATGTTTTATGAAACCAGTTACCTGTACCATAAGGTGTAGATAATGCAATACAACCTCCACCCGTAGCTAAGGTTTGTTGAGCTGAAGCCCATATCTCACCAATATTGTGGATGAAAGCAGCCTCATCTATAATCAACAAAGAAACGGCTTCGGATCGGCCTGCATCACTTGAAGCACCAATTGCTTTAACTTGAGATCCATTTGGTAATCGAAGTGTTAATTTATTTGCTTCATCAGGTTTACTTGTAAATTTTAACCAGGATGGTAAACTTTCGTACATAAACTTAACTTTG